TGCTAGTTTTCTCGATGCTAGTTTTCTCGATGCTAGTTTTCTCGATGCTAGTTTTCTCGATGCTAGTTTTCTCGATGCTAGTTTTCTCGATGCTAGTTTTCTCGATGCTAGTTTGCTAGGGGTGGGTAAAAACTGCCAAGTCAGACCGAGAAAACTGCCATATCTCCCCAACCCCCTATCGACTCTCGCTTGTTAAAAATATTTTTGAACTGTCCACGAACAGCTATCCATGATCCTTTCAACAACCAACTAACCAACTAATTAACTAACCAACTAACCCAACAATGATTAATCAAATCACCATCTAATGACCACCCATTATATCACTAAGAGTAACTCAAATGAAATAAAAAAATAAATTTTCCTTCATCTATTTCCCGTAATCGCCGTATATAGGGGTGAGAAGAACCGTTCACCTGATTAACTTATACCAAAACCGTACCACGGAGTGGAATAATGACTCAAGATCCAACAGCTATAGAAGGATGTGCGGCTGATGATCCTGAACGCTGCCAAGGTATCATTGCTAATGGTCAGTGCTCAAGGAAGTCAGTGCCAAATAGCAAGTATTGTAGATTGCATGGGGCTAATATGGATCAAGCCGCGGCCGCGAAAGCCGCCACACGTAACTATAGACTTACAACTTGGAAAGCTAAAGTTAATCGCCAAGCTGACTCCTCAAGTATCAAATCACTACGGGAGGAAGTCGGTATCTTACGTGTATTAATCGAAGAACGGCTAAACAGCGTTGAAACACACACTGACCTTATGTTACAAAGCGGGCCTATCAGCGATCTCATCATGCGCGTGGACGTTTTAGTACGTTCATGTCACAAATTAGATCAATCATTGGGTGCATTACTCGACAAAGCTACGTTAGTGCAGTTCGCGTCAAACATCGTCATGATTATCGGCGAAGCGCTACCTGGTCAAGAAGACTTAATTGACGACATAAGTCATAAGATCATGGCTGCAGCTGAAACCAATCTCGAATAACCTAGGAGCAGGACATGGACCTCAACTACACCATCCGTGGATTAAGTCACACTCATACGACCGCCGGCACCGCTGAAGAGATCTCTTGTGGTCTGGACGATGGAGCTATTGTAGAACTCTTCTCGAAGACGGCTGCCTGTTTCGTTGGTGGCACCAAGCTCGAAGCCGAAGCACACAAAGCCGGTACACCGGAAGGCGTACCATTGGAAGTGCAACTGAAGAAGAACACCTCCACCTTTTGGCTTGACGGCGGTACCAGTGACACCATCACCATTACGCAGGTCTCTACTCCGGAGTAGACGTGAGCATACAGACATCACAACATAACTTAATCAAAGCGCTCGCCACTAGGATATCCGGTGGCTTGAGACGCCAAGCTATTGCCTCCTGCTCCAAGTGGGCTGAGACATATCGTATTCTCGGCGGTCCCACGTACCCCGGTCCATGGTCATTTAATCACCACCCATGGCTCAGAGCCATGCACGACGCGCCGGAAGAGTGGATCGTTGGTCGGAAAGCTGCGCAGATGGGCTACACAGAGGTCGCACTTAATCGTACCTTCTATGCGATTGACATCTTAGCTCACAGTGTTCTGTATGTGTTACCTGCAAGCACACCTGACGCAAGCGACTTCTCAACGAGCCGTTTTGACCCTGCGCTGGAGCTGTCATCGCATTTGACTACTTTGTTCTCGGATGTGAAGAACATCGGTCATAAGCGTGCAGGAACCGCGAACCTCTTCATCCGTGGTTCACGATCCCGTTCACAACTTAAATCCATCCCGGTGAGTGACATCGTTCTTGATGAACTCAACGAGATGGTTCAAGATAATATTCCGCTGGCCTTAGAACGCCAGGCCGGTCAGTTGGTACGTAGTGTCTTCATGATTTCCACACCCACGTTGGACAATGTAGGTATTGACCTGTACTATGGCGACTCATCACAGGATCATTATTTCTTCAAATGCCCGCACTGTTCACGATACATTGAACTTGTCTACCCCGAATCCTTAGTGATAGTCGGTGAGGATTTGCGTGATGCGGCTGTGGCTGATACCCACGTCATATGTACAGCTTGTAAGAAAACACTTACGCACGAAACTAAGAATGAGTGGTTAAATGCATCAGGGTCTTCTCATTGGGTACCATCGTTTAAGGGGCGTGCTCGGCGTGGCTTCTACATCAATCAGATGTATTCACCCACACTGCACCCGTCAACATTAGCTGCCACCTACCTCAAAGGTCTGGTTAACCCGGCGTCAGAACAGGAGTTCTATAACTCCAAAATGGGTATGCCACACATTGTCGAAGGCGCTAGATTAAATGACACAGACATTGATGCTTGTTCTACTAACCACCGCTCTGGGCCACGCTCGACTGGCAACGCAGTTACGATGGGCGTCGACGTTGGTAAATGGCTCCATTACGAAATTACTGAATGGGTACCTTTATCTCGGCATCTTGTTGATAACGACATTAGTTTGTCTGTTTGTGCGCGTGTCTTACAAGCAGGCCGAGTTGCTGAGTTTGAGGAACTTAATACACTATTATCTAATTTTGGTGTACGCTTCACTGTCATTGATGCTAATCCTGAACGCCGTAAGGCTCTTGAGTTTGCGCGCCGCTATTATGGGCGAGTGAATCTCTGTTTCTACACCCGTGGTATCACAGGGAAATCCATCCGTAAGCATTCAGAAGCAGAGTTAGCGGTATCAGTGGATCGTACAAGTTGGTTAGATTGCGCATTAGGCCGTTTCAAAAATAGAACGATCCAATTACCGCAGGACATTCCGTTCGAGTACAGAGCGCATATGAAGGCACTAACTAAGGTATATGAGAATGACGTTGACGGCAACCCTGTTGCACGTTACCTGCGTGGTCAAGATCAAGATCACAGTGCTCATGCGCGTGTTTACAGCGAGATTGCGCTTTCATTAATCAGCGGTACAGGTTCATCACACGATTTGACAGATATTTACTAAGGCTAACCACTCATGAAAATCCACGAGATGCAACATCCAGATTATAAGGACTCCATTGGTAATTGGGAGAAGTACAGGTTCACTTTTGCCGGTGGTCATGAGTTCGTGGATGAGTATGTTATCGAGTTCAGCCAGCGTGAAAATGATACAGACTTCTCTAACCGTAAAGAGATTTCATACTGTGCCGCCCATGCGAAGTCAGCATTAATCGATATCAGAAATGCTATCTTCCAACGTATGCGGGATATCCATCGTAATGGTGGTACACCTTCATACAAGACCGCTGTAAGTGGTGAGGACGGCGGTGTAGACCGTAACAACTCCAACATGAACCACTTTCTAGGCACCAAAGTGCTTAGTGAATTGCTGTCATTAGGTAAAGTTGGTGTGTTTGTTGATCGAGGCGTCCAAGATCAGTTTGCTAGCCTAGTTGAGACTAAAGAAAACATACCGTATCTTTACATCTACACGGCTGAGGACATTCGTGCCTGGGCGTATGGTCCGGACAACAAATTAGCATCGTTGCTCTTGCGAGATAACACTGAAGAAGTCGATGAAGAAACAGGTTTGGTCACGGAAATTGGTCAATATTATCGACTTCTAAAGAAAACCAAAGCTGGTGTAGAGGTTACACTCTTCGACAAAGATAGTAAACTGATTAAAAAGATCACATTGAACCTAACCGAGATCCCGTTTGCATTGTTCGATATCGGTCAATCACTACTCACGGACGTAGCTGACTTACAAATTGCTTTAACTAATCTTGCTAGTGCGGATATGAATTACTGTATTCGTAGTGGCTTCCCAATTTACATTGAAATGTTTGACCCTAACTCCACTAGCAACTTGTTACGTGAGGCGTCTGTCACGCGTTCAGGTGCAGACGCGGGCGAGGCTGTTGAGAGTACAGTTGCCAAGACGTCTGAGGTCAATGTTGGTGTAGCTCAGGGTCGTGGTTATCCGCGTGGATTAGACGCGCCATCATTCATTAATCCATCTGCGGAACCACTACAAGCTAGCATGGCCAAACAAGAGCGGATTAAACAAGACATTCGACAACTTGTGAACTTGGCCTTAACCAATATTGATCCAACTAAGGCTTCGGCTGAATCAAAACAGATTGACGAACACGGTCTTGAGGCCGGATTGTCGTATATCGGACTGGTTTTGCAGCAGGGCGAGGTTCAGATTAGTGAAATCTGGGCTGGTTACGAACATTCAGAACAAATACCGACGATTTCGTACCCATCGAACTATGCTCTACGTTCAGACGAAGCCCGAACCGTTGAAGCCGAACAGCTGCTTAAGATAATCAGCAAGGTGCCATCAATCGAGTTTCAACGTGATACCATGAAACGTGTCATCACCCTGTTGATTGGTCATCGTATCTCGGCTGATAGACTGTTAGAGATTTATGGCGAAATAGACAAGGCCACAATCATCTCAACCGACCCCGACGTACTTAAAGAAGCCTGTGAAAATGGTTGGTTGTGTAACGAATCAGCTTCGCTTGCTTGCCTATATCAAAAAGGTGAGACTATCAAGGCTCAGAATGACAGAGCAGAACGACTTGCAACTATCCAAGCTGCACAGTCCGAAACTGATACAAATGCCGCGGCTCGTGGTAATCCTGATGGTAGCCCTGATCCTAAATTACAGGCCAAAATTGAGAAGGGCACAGCATGAGTGCATACCTAACATTGACAGAGGCGGACGCATACTTTCTCACGCGCTTGAACACGGATGCGTGGGATGATGCCTCGTCAACAGATCAAACAGCAGCATTAACCCAAGCTACACGTGGCATTGATAGACTTAATTTCATTGGAGAGAAGGTTTCAGAGTCTCAGGCTTTGCAGTTCCCACGCGGAGACGATACAGATGTGCCAGACGAGATTAAATATGCCTGTGCTGAACTCGCGTTGGCTTTGCTTGATGGCGTAGACCCCGAATTGGAGTACGATAATCAAGCTATGACTAGCTTTGCATTTGCTAGTGTGAAAAGCACATTTGATCGTGCATCAAGACCATTACACATTCTTCTCGGTATTGTAAGTATCGAATCGTGGCGGTTTCTCCGCCCATATCTTCGTGATCCCCGCGAGATTCATGTTAATCATGTATGAAAGGTTGTATTATGGCTATTAGGCATGTTCGTTCGTACTACGTTACGTATGAAGACGCAACGACTGTACCTGATCCTCCCACTACCCCACCTGAGACATTCACACAGGAAAAGGTGGATGCATTGGTTACGGCTGCCGGTGAGGCTTCCCGTAAGTCTCTAGCAGACATGACTGCCGAGGTGGACGCCCTTAAGAAACGTTCGCAGCTAACGGCTAAAGAGAAAAAGGAACTTGAAGACCGTGTTGATGAATATAACACTCGTCTCCTGTCCAAAGAAGAACTGGCCTCTAAAGATAGAGAGAAATTAACGAAGAAACATGGTGAAGAACTATCAACATTGACGTCGGAACGCGACAATTGGAAGACACGCTACACCTCTTCGATGATTAGTCGAAGCATTGTAGATGCAGCCGCTGTTGAGGCTGCCTTCTCAGCAGAACAGATTGTCGCTATTTTGCAACCCACGACTCGCTTGGTCGAAAATAGTGATGCTGATACCGGAGAGACTAAATTTGAAGTACGGGTTACGGTTGACGACGTAAAGGATGGTACGACTACGAAGTTGGACTTGACTGTACCCGAAGCAGTAAAACGGATGAAAGACTTGCCGCGTTACCTGAACCTGTTTAAGGGTTCGGGTTCGGGTGGCCTCGGACTCGATAATCGTGGCACAGGTGGCTCAGCCGATATTGTCAAAGCTGCAAAACAAGGCCAAGAAGCCTATCGTGAAGCTCGTAAGTCCATGAATCTTCAAAAACGATAAAAGGAGTTTCAATGTTTAAGCATCTTAAGACTTACCCTACTACGTATGCCAACGATCTTGCTGCGTTTGTACCTGAAGTTTGGGCGCAGGAAGCTCTCATGGTGCTTCTGGAAAACATGGTTATCGCTAACCTTGTTTATCGTGACTTCTCTCCCATGGTCGCGGCCTTCGGGGATACGGTTAATACTCGTTATCCTGCGGACTTCACCATGACGCGTAAAACTGACACGGATGACGTTACGAAGCAGGACGCGACCGCGACCAACGTGGCTGTCAAACTTAATCAGCATAACCACGTTTCCTTCATCATCCATGACGGTGAAGAGAGTAAGGGTTTCCAGACTTTGCGCGAAATCTACCTTGTTCCCGCCGTGCAGGCTATGGCTCGTGGTATGGACCAGTTCTTGCTTGGTCAGGTGTATCAGTTCATGGATAACAGTGCCGGTTATCTTGGTACTGCTGCCGCTAAATCCAGTGTTCTTCTCACCCGCGAAGTCATGAACGTCAATAAGGTTCCGCTTGGTGGTCGTAACTTCGTTATTACGCCCGGTTCCGAAACTGACTTGCTGGCTACGGCTGAGTTCCTCGACGCTAACACGCGTGGTGACGATGGTACGGCCATGCGAGAAGCTCACATTGGACGATTGCTCGGTTTTGACTTCTACATGAGCCAGAATACTCCGAGTGTTGCTGATGGTAACACCACTACCGCGTTTGCTGTGGATCTTATTGCTGGTTATGCTATCGGTTCTACTGACTTGGTCGTTGATGGATCCAGCTCGGATATCACTGCTGGTAGTTGGTGTACCATCGCTGGTGATATGACACCGCAGAAGATCACCGCTGTGACTAGTTCGCCGACAACTGGTATCACGATCAGTCCCGGCCTCAAGCGAGCTGTCCTCAATAACGCCGTAATCACTGTGTATAGTCCTGGCGCGATTAATTGTGGCGATGACTATGCCTCTGGTTGGGCTAAGTCTCTTGTCGTGGATGGCTTCACCGTGGCCCCGAAGACCGGTCAGTTGGTTAGTTTTGATGCAGCCGGAACCAAGGACAACTACGCGACGATCAATACGCCGACCACAGTGTCGATGGATCTTGATCGACCGCTCGAAGCAAAGGAAGAGAACGGTGACGTTGTAGGTATCGGTCCTGCTGGTGATTACAACTTCGCGTTCCATAGGAACTCGATCGCGTTGGTCTCTCGTCCACTCGCTCCTCCGGCGGCTGGTACGGGTGCGCTTTCTTACGTTGCCAACTATCAAGGCATCGGTCTTCGAGTGACCATCACTTACGATGGTACTGCTCAGGGTCACCTTGTCACCGTCGATATGTTGGCTGGTGTTAAGGTGCTGGATGAAGATCTTGGGTGCATTTTGTATGCCTAACATCGTACTTGGGAGGGGATTAATTGAATCCCCTCCCTCCAATGGGAGGTAAACATGCCCGAAGCAAGTTCTAAAAGTAAAATTCTCATGGACGCTCCGGTGATGGTTTTCTTGTGCGCTCAAACATTAGTTGCTGTCTGGTGGGCAAGTTGTATTACCACCAGACAAGAATATTTGATCGAGCAAGTGCGAGGGATGAAGACGCGTATTGAGACCATTGTGGATTCAGCGTACTCGGCTAAAGATGCTGAAGTAGACTTTCATGCTCGTGACTTGCGCTTGGATTTACTTACCAGCCAAATTAATCATCTTGAGCGAAACTTAAAAAAGAATGAATAATTCAACCAATGTAAAACGTATCATGTATCGCCTGAAAAGGCAATTTGGTGCTCCCGTGGAGTTTTGTTTAATCACGAACAGCACTGATTACGATACTGGTGTAATTACATCTGTGGATAAATCATTCACTGTTAGACGCGCAATCATTTTGCCAGTCAAGCAAACACGAACCTTTGACTATGACCTAACGTATATCGCGGCTAACAACAATTTTGTGTATGGTGGATTTTTTGATCCACGCGAACGCTGGATAGTCATTGAAGCAAAGGCGATACCTCAAGATGTGGAACTTGATTTTGGTTGGGAAGTTATTTACGACAATTTCAAGTATCAGATTAAAAACATCATCGAAGCCGAAAAGCGTTACCTATATTTACAAATTCAAGCCACCAGTATGGATAAGGTCTTGCCATGAGTATAAATGCTAACTGGAGCAAATGGGTGTTTGCCAGTATCTGCAAACATTTTAATGCAAACAAAGGCGACTTGGATTTGTACGTAGAGGGTGAACGCCGAAACACAAAAGACTCGACACGTTATATCGAACTGCGTGTAGATGGACCAGATATAACAGAGTTAAGTAAAAACTATTTTATGTTGATCGTGGAGATTAATGTACTAATAGTTACTAAGATTGACGACACTACGTTATATCAACATCGGCTAGATATGGGTGCAGTTAATGCTATGTTCACAGGAAGCATTACTGCGTATAAATTAGGTAACGCTACTAGCGATACAGATGAAGAACTTGGGTGCTTGCAACTTCTGTATGACAACCGAGGCAAACAGAGAGTGCAAACAAGCGAGTTTGGAATCGCGCAACCATCACTTCAATTTCAACAAGCTGCCGTTGAAGGTCACTACTGTATGTATTTACAGGCATAGGAGTTTTACATGAGACTGATTAAATTGTACCCTACCACGTATACGCGACTGAACATCAATGACTGTACCATCATCTTGAGTGATGGTGATACACCCCCTAATACGTTGGAGATCAAGGTTGGAATGGGCAATCTCACGTACAATGAAACAAAAGGCCGCGAATATTTTCCTAATCGCGGTTCATTGGATGATGTGAGAGATGCTGACGAGGCGCCTCTTGACGTGAGTTTTGAATTCGTGTGGGAGTATGTGGTTTCACGTTCGACAGCGGCCACGCCCACGATTGAAGATGCATTGAAACAGCAGAATGGTGCGGTTGATTGGGTTAGCAGTGATGCTGAACTGTGTCGACCGTATGCTGTTGACATCATCCTTGCGCATGATCCTAATTGTACTGGCGATATTGAAACCTATACGTTTACCGATTTTCGTTATGAATCACTTAATCATGATTTGCGCGCCGGCACTATTGCGTGTTCCGGTAAGTGCAATGTAACAGAACCCACCGTGGTTCGTTCTGACAACACCTAAGGAGTAGGACGATGAAATATGGCGGAAAGTCGCTTAGTGGACCGAGAGTTTCTACGGTCGTTATTCCCCGCGGAGAGCAAGAGCTCGTCTTTCAAGCTAAGGCTGTTTTGGATAACGATGCATTTGATAAACTGTGTCCGGCACCAGAACCCCCTATGCTTACGAAACCGGGAAAAGCGCCCGTGCCGAACTTCGACGATAAACAGTACACGGAAGAGTATGATGTGTACAGCCGTAAACGGTACGATTGGATGATTCTGGAATCCTTGAAAGCGACCTCTGACCTTGAATGGGAGACCATTCAGGCGGCTGATTCCGACACGTGGAATAATTGGCGCGCTGAGTTGACTTCCGCCGGCTTCTCGATTGTTGAGATTGGGAAGATCATTGACACTGTGCATGATGCCTGTGGACTTAATCAAGAAAAGATTGAGGAAGCGACCAAACGTTTTTTAGCTGGTCAGGCAACTCCAAAGACGTAGTCATGCCGTCGTTTCGGTCTGGGGAGTACGCCATTTGGCGGGCGTGTGAGCGATTTGGCGTACTCCCGCCCGGAACAGACAACACTTGGGATGTTTGCAACATATGGGCACAAGCACAACTCATTGCATTTAATCAAATCCGAGAAACAGAGGAAGCTGAGAAATGGGCGTCAAAACAGGTATGAGCATGAGAATAAGTCCGCAACCAATGAAGGGTGGTACGCCCTCTCAGAACTTATTTAATCATGTTGCATCCACTTGGCGCGAAGCTATTTGGGCTTTCATCGAAGCAATAACGACTCCCGGCGTCACCTCAGTTGATACCGGGATGTCGTTAGCTTCACTCATCCCGATTGCAGAACGTATACGTAAGGGTCGAGAAGCTCGTGCACGTATTCTGCATCAAGCAGGTAAGAAGAAGTGGGGTTACACAGGTTTCGGGCTTCAAGCAGGCAAGTATAAAGGCGCACCTAAATCTTGGAAATCTATCCCACATGGTGAAACTTTAGGCGAAGATGCCTATGTGATTAATTATGGCACAGTCGAAAATATGAAGATGCAGTTTCGATTTGATATAAAGGTAGTCCAATACTTTCTGCATGAGGCAGATGCAAATTGGCCCGGTGGAGGTAATTGGCGCTCACTTGACAAAGGAAAAGAAGCATTTTGGGCAGTGATATTAGGTGATGATCCGTACCTCGCTAGGAATATAGCTAAGTGGGTCCGTAGCACACGAATCACAAAGGGATTTTAATGTCAAAAGATACAGCTGTATTTACAGCGGACTACACTAGCTTACAGCGCGGTCTTCGTGCTATGATTAATGATTATCAGCATTACGATGAAAAGATGCTGGAATCTATGCGTATCACTCGAGAACGTGTAAAAGTTAAAGGTAAAGAAGATGAGATCTTTATCAAAGTTCGAAGAACACTGAACTCTGGTATCGAAGTCACTTCTAGGTTAACCGCGGAAGAATTACGTGCAACTGCTGCTACAGATGAGTTATCTGCTAGTCAAAAACGTGTAAATACAGCATTCCTTGACGGTAAAAATGTTGTGGGTTCTGTTATACGCGAAGAGCGAGTATTAGCCGATCAACGTGAAGCTGCAGCAAGTAAACAAGCAGCACGACCAGCTGAAATTGGCCGTGCCATGGGTAGCCGTACGCGTGGTAGAGCAACATATCAAGATGCGACTGCAAGTGAAAAGATTAAGTATGTAGAAGCCATTGCCGCTGTTAAAGAATTTTACGCTACGTCTAGCGTAACGCTTAAACAAGTTGATCGGATTTGGGGCGAAGTTAAAGATGGGAACTACGCTACTTACGTAAATGATATGCGTAAGATACAAGGATTGATCCACAAAGCCCAAGTTGCTCATAAGGAACTTGGAGCCGTGGCTAAAGCGGCTAGAGATAAAGCACACGAAGCTGCTCTTCGTGATGAGGCTGCTAGACAAGCTGCATTGGCTAAGGAACTTGATGCCGTTTTGAAAGTAGCTGCTGCTAACAAGTTTGCTGCGGACAAGGCCCAACATACTTACAACATTGAAAGAGCCGCTAAGGAGAAGGCTGCCGCCCTACAACGACAAGTTGCATTGTCTAAAGAACTTGATGGTGTATTGAAATTAGCTGCTGCTAGAAAGTTCGCTGCGGACAAAGCTCAACATGCTTACAACATCGAAAAAGCTGCTCAAGAAAAGGTTGCCGCCTTACAACGACAAGCTAATCTTGTTGCGGCTACGGCTGGAGACAAACTTAAGGCTCAAAGCAAAAGTAAAGCCAATGCTACTAAGGCAGAAATTCAGGGATATAACCGATCCGTCGTTGCATTAGAACGATATATGCGAAAACAGCGTATTTCGTATGATGAGTACATACGAACAAATGCTGCACGTAAGAGCGGTGCACGTATAGATGACGCTCGTTATCGCGGTCTAGCTCAAAATATGGATATGGTCAGCGGTAAATTTAAAGGTTTGGGAGCTACATCTAACAAACATTTTAAAAATATGCACGAGGCAATACATAAAATTAATCTTTCATGGCAAACCATGGTAAGATTAATTGCAATTCAAGCTCTTCGTAGAGTATTTTCCTCTATGACTAGAGGTATACGTACAGGTGTAGCCGCTGCCGCTGAACTTGAAGTAAAATTCTCTGAGATTAGAACAATCTCACAGGACATGCAACTTTCTCAAGCAAAATGGTCCGAGGGCTTAGTCAAACTTTCCAATACTTGGGGTAGATCGGTCAGCGATCAAGCTGAAGCAGCCTACTAAACTATCTCGAATCAAATTGCTAAAGGTACAGCAGCACTGAATTTTCTAAATGATGCAAACAGATTTGCTGTCACAACTGTTTCGGATACAGCTACCGCAGTTAATCTGCTTACAGCAGCTATGAATGCGTTTGAATTCAAATCCAGCGAGACCGAAGGTGTCGCGGCGTCTCTTTTCAAGACGATTGAATTAGGTCGTGTCCGTGCTAGTGATATGGCGAACACCTTTGGTAACGTGGCTGTACCAGCTAGCAAACTTGGAATTAGTTTGGACGAGATTAATGCGGCTACAGCCACATTAACCATTCAAGGGATTAAATTCAACACTGTACAAACTAACTTGCGCAATATCATTCTCAAATTGCTCAAGCCTACAACCGCCATGAAGGAGAAGTTTGCTGAGTGGGGTGTTGCAAGCGGTGAAGCTGCGATTGCAGCTTATGGCTTTGATGGTATCTTAGCCAAGATTGAACAATCTACCGTGGGTAGCTCAGAGGAATTAGGTAAATTATTCAGTCGTATTAGGGCTATCACTGGTGCAATGGCATTTTCTGGCGCTGGTCTCGATCGGTTCCGAGATAACTTGGATCAGGTACGCAATGCAACTGAATCCTACGCTAACGCAACGTCAATCGCTATGGAGTCTACGGGTAAAAGACTTCAAATTGAATTTGAGAAAGTCAAGAATTACTTTTTGGTTGAATGGGGTAAGCCTGTTCTTGAGACGATTGGTGCAGTTTCGGATGCATTTGGTGGTTTGGTGCCATTAACAGAAACATTCATCGGTGCAATAAAAATTGCTGGTGGCGCAGCCGTATCTTATGGCTTAATAGTGTTAGTTACCAATATAACTAAAACTGTCAAGGCTTTTAATGCGGCTAAGACTGCTGCCTTAGGTTATAATGCGGCTATGGCTGCATCTCCGAAGTCAGTTGTGGGTGCTGCTGCCGCAGTAGTTGTTGTTGCTTATACGCTTATAGCTGGAGCTATTAGAAAGGCACGTGAAGAGCAGAAGAAGTTGTTTGAAGAGTGGAAAGAAGGTATTGATAGGGCGCGTAGAGCACAAGAAGCTATGGTTGACAGCAATGTTCGTAGTGTTCTTGATGACTTGAATACGGCTTATCGTACCCAGATTAGGTTGTTAGCTGAGGCTGCAAGCATCCAACATGAATGGAACAAGGCACAAGAAGACGGTGCGGAGGCTGCAGAAGAGGCCGCAAAGGACTTAACTAGATCCATAGTCGAGGCCCAGACCGCAGCTATGAGAGCTTTAAATGCCGAACTCGGACAAATTGTAAACAGGGTAAAAGAGACAAGCAATATGATTAAGGATATTGCTAATCTCAATGCAAGTCTTAATCAAACTGAAGACAAATTTAATCTTGAAGAAGATTTACGTGAAAAAGATCCCTCTGATCAAATTGATCTTTTGAAGGCTAAGATTGCGCAGAAAGAACGTGAACAAGCTGCGCTGGTTCAAGCAGACGAACGAATGACACCGGAGAAGGTGGAGAAGATTAAGCGACTCGGCCAAGAAATAACCGAAATGTCTGCACGAAGTCATAAGATTAAATTAGCCAATGACAAACAAGAAGAGGCTGATGATAAAAAGCGAGAGAAATTAAGAGAAAAAGAGACCGAACTTTTAGACAAAACTAATGAAAAACT